CAATGTCTGGCAAAAAGGCGCATAAACAGTGTCGAAAAACTTAACGAGGAACTTTCGTCTTGGCGAAACGACGGTCAGAAGAGTGTGAACTGGCAGTTCAAGACTGCCGATGCTCGCACCAAGCTGAAGCACCTCTATCCTATATTGAACTTTTAAGTGTTACAAAGTACTAGATAAGATCGTTTTGTCTTTTACAAATCAGAACTTTAGTGCTACTCCTATGGATAAATCTGGAATTGAAGCTGGACTTAATAGTGTATAGTATGTCATTCCCCAACTCCCATCTTTAACGTGACTTTGGGATCTATGCCCAAAAGGAACGGCAAACTGAAGTCCTGCGTCCGCAAAGATATAGAATTTGTTATAGTTAAACAAAGGAAGTATTCCTCCTATTCCAATACCAGCACCTGTGTAATAAGGTTTGTTTTCTATTGGAGTTTCGGAAAAGAACACCCCACCTAATACCTTGAATTTGGCATAAAATCCTTTATCAATCGTTCCCTTCAGATAGTATTTCATAGATGGAGTTATAGATATATTTACTGGAACAAGCCAACAATGGGTTGTTATATCTCCCCCTATAGATATTTTGGACGATAGGGGAACTTCCGCACCTATATTTGCTCCAAAGAAAAAGGATTGAGGTTTAGTTGTCAAGAAGAAACTTTTATCTGCGCTTTTTTTGTTATCCTGTGCAAATCCTTTAAATGAAAAGGAGTAACACAAACACCATAAAAATAAAAGAGCAAACTTTCTTAGTATAATCATCTTCTGCGCTTCCATATCATTACTTCTTTATTAGGTGTATTGAGTTCTTTCAAAATCAATAAACCATTGCCTTCTGAAAACTGATACTCTAATGCAATTTCACTAACGGCAACTCTTGCGGTCTCAAAGCTCCTAAGGGAGGAATTTGTAGAACCCTCTTCTTGTTTAACAATCTCATTCGTGTCAGAGGTTGGGGTGTACATAGGCGTTTCCTTTGTGCAAGAAAAAACGCCCAATACAACAAGTCCGACAAAAATGGATGTCAGACTTTTCGTAATCTTCGAATTGTCCTTCGTAATAATAACTTAATCATTTAGTTTATTCTATTCTGTGAGTTATAACGCACATCGCGAAGATAATACAAACTTTCAATATAATGCAATTATCAGGACAAAAAATACAACCAGCTGTAATACAGTATAATAAATCGCTCATAAAATGAAATATATTATATTGACATCGCTCTCTCCATATCCCTTGCAATCTTTTGGTCAGTGATTTGGGCATAGATTTGCGTGCTGGCAATGGACGAATGCCCCATCATCTTGGCGATGCTCTCTATCGGAATGCCAGCCTCCAAGGTCAGCGTGCCGAAGCTGTGGCGGGCACAGTGCCAAGTTAGCGGAGTTCGAAAGCCACACGCCAAGCCCACGGCTTTGATATGGGTTAGTAGTTTGCCCTTGCTCATCGTATCGGGGAATATCTTATAATCCCTCTTGCTCTCCTCCTTGGTGTAAAGCGAAAGTATCTGCTCCGCTATCGGGTGTAGTGGGATTAGGCTCTCGACTTCTGTCTTTTGTCGTGCCTTGCGGATATATCGTTTTCCCTCACTATTCGTTTCGATTTGTGAGGCTCGCAGGCTCTGTAAGTCAGCAAATGCCAAACCCGTAAAGACAGAGAAAAGAAACATTCTTCGACTTAGTTCCGCTCCCTCATCTTGTAATGGAAATGCCAAGAGCTTTGCCACATCACCTTTGGATAGGAAACGAGGTTTGCGCTCCACTGCTTCATACTTCCCCTCTTCAAACGGATTGAAGCGTATTGTCCCCTGACTGACGGCTCGATACATCAACCGGCTCAACCAACACAAATGCCTGTTTATCGTTGCAGGGGCGTAGCCCTCCTTCTTCAAATAGAAACGGTAACCATCAAAGAAGTCTATCGTGATAGCCGTTAGGGGAATGTCCTCCTCTCCACGACTTCGCACAAAGGAGTTAAGTTGCCTGTCGGAACACCGATTGTTGCTATACGTTCCCTTACTCTTGCTTTCTCGTTGGACTTTGAGTTCTTCTGCACTAAGGGCAAGAAGTGTTGTCGGAGTTCTCCCAATGCCTTGCAAGTAGTTCTTCAGCAACTCGGCACTCACCGCTCCATATTTGTAGAGCAAGGTGTTGTACCCCTGTTCGATTTCCTCCCGAAAGGTTTGCAGGCGTTGGTTAGTCTTCTTGTCCGTCGTTTCTCCTCGCTTCACGCTCCAATCGTGGGAAGTGGTGCTTTCTCCTGTGCTTATCACTACGTTTGCTCCGTCTATGGTGATACGGCAAAGGATTGCCGTTGTGCCGTCCGCTTTGACCTTGTTCTTATTGATATAGAATAGGATTTTGAATGTACTGCGCATAATCTTTTTTGTCTGCTGTATGAATGGTAATTACTCTGCCTCCTAAAGCTCCTAAGCTTTCGGGCAAAAGCTTTATTGCTTTCTCGGAAAAGCTTAGGTGCTTTTGAGGGCATATCCTTGAATGTCACAAAGAGAGTTGCAAATCTTCGGTGAAAGAGAGAAATCGCTCGAACTCGTCGAAGAGCTTCTTCGGGGTTACGTGAGCATATCGCTCTGTCGTTTGGATGTTGCTATGTCCCAACATTCGGCTCACCGTTTCGATGGGAACGCCACGTTCCAAGGTAATCAAGGTCGCAAAAGTGTGGCGACCGACGTGTGCCGAAAGGGGAATGGAGATACCCGCCCGAAGTTGCAGGGCTTTGAGCTGAACGAGATAAGCTGAATAAGTAATAGGCGCAAAAATAGTGTTGCGCTCCTCCGATTGATACCGCTCTATCATACGAACCGCTTCGGACAAAAGCTTCACACGGCAAAGGGTATCGGTCTTTTGTCGGCGAAACTTCAGCCACAACGCCCCCTCATCGTCCGTAAAGAGGTGTTCCTGATTAAGAGCAACCATATCGCAATAGGCGACCCCCGTATAACAAGAGAAAAGAAAGAGATTGCGAGCGGTCGCCAACTCCACTTCATAAGGTTCAAAAGTTAAGGCTTGCAACTTGTCTAATGAAGCTCTGTCCAATGCACGAGGTTGTTTGTTCTCTCCTCGTTCTATCTGTACAAAAGGAATATCTACCGTGCGGTACTTCTCTCGGATAAAGGTTTGCAAGTGCTTGCGAACAGTGTGGTAACTACTCATAGTTGTAGCCTTTATTTCGATGCCCACCTTTTGTTCCATCTCTTCGACCATTCGGTCGTATCGTTCCAAGAAGGTGATTTGAGTTTGCATACTCCCTTGGAACTGCTCCTTGATGTCTGTTGCTGTAAAGACAATCCCTCGCTCACAAAGGAATCGATAAGCCGACTGTACCGAGAGAAGCAAGCGTTCCAACTTGCCATTCGTTGCCACTGCTTCACGGCTCTTGCCGTTCAATCTGCTCTCACGAGCATTCCACAACTTCGGGTTGCACGAGAGCTTACAACTGAATTGGGCGATGGTTCGCCCGTAGGTTATACGCCCCATAATCGGAGCTTGTCCCTACTTGTCCAATCCGCTCTTTTTCAGGTAGAGCAACACCTTGAATTTGTCTGTTTGCATACGCTTCTGTTTTATGGGCAAAGTTACCCGTTACCGAAGCGTTCTCAGCTACGCAAAACATTGTATTACAGAGTATAAGTGCCGTAACGCTAGAAAGGTGAGTTACCGAATAGCCTTCCGTCAGTTACCGTCTTCTACCTCTTCGTTACCATTCAAGGAATGGACTAACGATTTGGTAACGGAACTTCTGCACAAATCCACATCTTCTGCACTTTTCCCCTCTATGCAAACCATAGAGATATACCGCAAATCCCTCTCATTTCCATCTACTTACCTCCCATCTGCAACCTAACACCCTTTCCGCTGATAATTCCCCTTAGATTTCATTAAGAATCTTGCAATATTATCATACCTTGTCCACGTCAAAAAAACTATGAACATACGAATACTATAAAAACCAATTCGGTGCTAAAAAAGGCCTTCATGGAGATAATTCACTTTGGAGGTAAAAATCATGAATTTACGATAATAAAGTGTGAAAATGTTGCAAAAAATTGGAGTTTATTAATTTTGCTTTATAGAAAATATCTAAATTTGTAAACCAAACATAATAAAATAACATGATTCTTATTAAATATAATTTACATGAGTATTAGTAAAGATGTCATTAAGCAGTGTCTGATTAGCAAGCAGCGCGAGGTGGATGAGGCGGTGATTGTGAACCGTCCCGTAGAATTTGAAGAGAATGGCAATTATGTGATAGTTGGCGTGAGACATGCGGGTAAGTCGTACCTGCTGTATCAGCGTGTGCGTCAGTTGCAGGCAGCAGGAAAGGGATGGGACGAGATTCTGTTTGTGGACTTTGAGGATGAGCGTCTGGCGGAATTCCAGACGGAAGACTTCAACAGTCTGCTGGAAGCCCATCTAGAACTGTATGGTAAGAAGCCGGTGGTGTTTCTGGACGAGGTGCAGAACATTCCTCACTGGGATAAGTTCGTGCGGAGATTGGCTGATGCGAAATACAGGGTGTATGTGACGGGCAGCAATGCGAAGATGCTGAGCAAGGAGGTGGCAACTACGCTGGGCGGACGGTTCTTTATCTATGATGCGTACCCATATTCATTCAAAGAGTATCTGGCAGCGCAACAGGTGGAGCTGAGGGAGCATTGGGAGTATGACACGATTCAGAGAAGCGAAGTGAAGCGACATCTGAATGAGTACTTCTATTACGGCGGTCTGCCAGAGATCCTGTCGTTTAAGAACAAGCGGGCTATGCTTTCGAGTTTGTACCAGAAGATATACCTAGGTGACATCTGTGCCCGAAACAACATTAAGAACGACAGGGTGCTGAACATCCTGATTAAGAAGATGGCAGAGAGCGTGAAGCAACCGCTGTCGTATAACAGGCTGAAGAATGTGATAGTGGCAACGGGGTCACCCATCAGTGTGCCTACTACGATAGACTATGCGGAGTACGCCTCTGACAGTTGGCTGATACTTCCCATGGAGAACGAGATTGGGAAGTTGACGGAGAAGGAAATGCAGAAGAAATACTACTTCGTTGACAATGGGTTACTGAACCTGTTCTTGATGAATTCAGAGACTTCACTGCTGGAGAACATGGTGGCGGTGGAGCTGTGCAGGCGGTTTGGCAAAAAGAATGTGTTTTTCCTGAACGCGGAGAAGGAGATAGACTTCATAGTACCTGACGAGAAGCTGGCCATACAGGTATCCTACAGCATCAAGGATGCGACCACCTACAATAGGGAGGTGCCGCCACTGGTGAAGTATGCCAAGTCGCACCAGGACTGGAAGTGCCTATTGATTACGTATGATGAGGAGGGCACGGAAGAGGGAATACCCGTGGTGTCAGTGTGGAAGTGGCTGATGGAGGTGTGAGGATTGAGAAGTTTAGGAAAATACTGGAATTGGAGGAGAAGTATAAGCATGTGAACCAATATAAGTGAAAGAAAAAAGATAAAGTATCGCTGGACTTATATAGAACAACTGGAAGAAGCCGTTATTATAGAAAGTCGTAAGGAACTTCCATCATTAGGATTTCCTCAAGCGACGTACGAAGACAAATCTTCTGTAATAAAATAAAAACAACATGAAACGCTCATTACTATTATTGATAATTCTATGTGGGACGATGTCCTGTGGTAGACTTATAGGAAAGAAAAACAATATAACGTCTCAACAAACCGTTA